ACTATCTTCATCTTTATATGACGATGATAAACTAATCGGTGCGATTATAGAGCTGTATAAACTATTTAAAAGTTCTGAATAATCGTTTAGTTCTATTGCTGGTGACTCTTCGCACTCACAAGTATTACAATCAGGATAACTTAACATCGGTAACGATATACTTCTAAACGGATTTGTGTTATCAAGATTGCCAGTATCTAAGGTTCTTTCAATACAGTCCGCCGCGGAAACATTGTTTGAAAATATTGAAACGGCGAGACAGATTGGTAAAATTATAATTTTAATTAAAAAATTAATTAATGCTATAAGGGCAAAAATAAGAGGCCATAAAAATGCCAATACATGTAAAACTATAATTAAAACATAGAATATCGGTTGTAAAACATTAATAAGAAAGTTGAAAAGTATATTTAAAAATGTATTATCTCTAAATGCTTCGTTTGTGGGTAACTTATTTTGTTCCGATTGACAATCTCGGTTATTTATCTGTTTTATACCTAAGTGTCTGTTTCTATTAAGTCCACTTTTAAATCTGTCAACATGTGATGCGACAGTATAAACTCTATTGTAACTAAATTTATAAAACGTATCTTCACAATTTATTGCAGCGTTAATATCATAATAATCATTCCAATCTAAAGAAAATGCATAACTTTTGTTTCTATCAACATCTGAAGGTACGTTATCTAAATCCCCCCCATCATCTACCCATCCATGTTCTTTTATATTAGGAACTAAATAATTCGCTCTATCTATGTCTTGTCCTTTTTCAGCATATTTTATTTTAAACCTATATTTCGAATTTGTAGGTATTCCAATATCAGGGTCGCTAGAAATTATCTGTTCTCCAAATTCGTTAGTGGTAACATAGTCTAAATTCATCGGTAACTCCGTTAACCACACACCATTCTCATCTATTATATTTCCACCATCTTCTAAACGATATTCCTCTAATATTGGATTGCCGCTAAAATCAATTTCTATCGTGTGTCTTATTGAAAGTATCACACCGGGTCCTGTGATTAGACTACAAAACTCACCCATATTATTTTTAGGTTTACAACTTCTCTTAATGTAGTCGTCTTCTGATGTTGACATTATTGACCCCATAAACACGCAGTGTGGTAATATATCAATCCCTAAATCTCGTAAATTTAAATCTATTCTTGTAATACCTACATCACATAATTCGTTTTGTCCCCAAAAAGAATTTACTTCAACTTGTTTTACGGTGTTAATTATTTGTGGTAGGCTATCTAAGTTTTCTGAAGTTCTAAAATTTTGTCCATCGAACTGTTGTTCATTTCCGAGACCCATTCTAATTAAATCTGCAGGTCTTAACGAAAACTCACCTATATTAGAAAGGTCCAAATCAAAAACTAATTGTTGTGTACCAAGTGGTACTCCAACAATCATAAAATCACCACTATTGTTTGTTTTTACAGTATATTTGTAATATTTTTCATAAACATATAGTACCTCTTTTCTTGTTAATACATCCTCTCTATCGGGAAAAGTACCAGTAGGGTTATGTCCTCCATATTCTTTTTTATATGGTAAAAGGTTATATCTATATCCATCTTCATTTTTTTGTATTACTGTTTTGTATGGATATAATGTCGATATTATTGGGTCATTCTCATCAATATTATCTAACGGAACAAAAACTGATACGTTTACATTTGGTATTCCAAATCCCCCATTTGCTACGACCCTACCCGCCACAACACCATAGTCTGCACAATATCGGTCGTAGATATCTTCTTGCCTTAACTTCAAAGATAAAATTTCAAGAAAATCAAAATCTTGTTCTATCTGTAACCTTACTTCTTTATCGACACCAACTTCAGTTTTAAACCTATAATTTTTAGACATTAAATACTTTTAAGATAAATAGTTATTTACCTTAATTTTAAAGTTAAAAAAATAAAAGTATATAAAACGATGTTTAAGAGAAGTCTACGTTTTTAAGTGTTTTTATTCTTATCTTAATATCTTTTTCAGGAAACCTAACTTGATATATTTGATTTGGCTGTGCAAATATCGTATCATCTATTAATTCAATCTCTTTGGTCTCACTGTCTTTGTACCTTTGTGATGTTTCTGACGACGAGTATTGGCCTCCAATTTTGTTAAATATTTTTATATCCGACAGTGTACTAACACCAGGTATATCTTGTACTATTCTTCTAATATCTGACACATTTAAGTTTTTACCTAATGTATTAGTCATAGGTGATATATATGAGTTTATTCCGTTAACTATATTTGTTATTACCTGTCCTTGATTTTCTGTTGATTGCATTGCAACGGAAAGTTCAAACTCTAAGTCTATGACTTGAGCACTTCTAATAGATATATAATCATTTATCATCCTATAGTTTGATAAATAATTTGCAATATTCTGTTTTAAAGTATTAGAAACATTACTTGTTAATTTACCTGTTGAGTCGTAAGATAAAATCTGTATCTTAATTTTATTATCCTCTTCTGTTATTGCGGCCTTTGCCGGTGCACCAAATCTACTTGGCATTGTTTTGAGTAAAGAATTATAATCGTTTACTGTAACAGCCCTTTTTTGTGCCGCGAAATTAAACGTAACCATGTTTCTAACTTCTTCTGTTGTTGGTAAGTCTCCTCCTCCGATGGCCGCAGTTACGTTATTACATCTTAAACTTTGTATTACATTTTGATTTATGTTTGGTGAAGGTCCGTTTACGGTAAAGTTTATAGTACCTAACTGCGTGATTGTATTGACTCCGATATTAGAACTTTGCCCTCCACCTACTCTATATTTTACAAACAAAGTAGTATTTGCTTTAACTGTTTTTCCTAATCCAATATTATTTTGATAATCCTGTAGTCTTACTGGTATTCCTGTTCTAGCAAACTCGGCTAGCTGGTCATCGGCTGTTGATGTTGCCGCTCCGAAAGTAAGTTTACAATATCCTTCAGGTGTATATTCAGATATAAATCTATTTTCGGTTTCTATGTATTTACCTACTTTAATACCTGGTTTATCGGAAGCCTTTGTTTGGTCTTCGATAAATACTGTATTTTCTGCTAAGGCGTCTACTTCATACCATTTATCTGGTGATGTTATAAATTCCCCATATGTCGGTGGGCTAGAAAATGATGTTCCATCTTTTTGTATGACTGATGTTATACTTATTACATTTTGTTCAGGTAAGAAAAATTCATAAAATGGTTTAACATCATTACTATTAATTACTTTTTTAAAAACCTTACTTGTCCCGTTTACTACTACTTCACGTTTTGTAATTGTATAACTAATAATTATGTTATTTGCGTCAAAATTAGGAATTTTAGTCCTGTTAGGAAATCCTTGGCTATTATATTGTGTTGAAAAGTCGATATCTTCCGTGTTTTCGAATACTTGTCCTGCACCAACAAATTGTGAACCTGCTCTTACAATTCCTAAATATCTACTGTCTTCTTGGTCACCAAAAGCGGGAACTGTGATTGACACGTCTAAAAGCGCAATCGATGGTCTATTACCTGGTATTTTTAATCCATAGGTACGCGCAATGTTGTATATAGAAGATTTTTGTTGTGCATACTGTAATACTGTTTCTTGTATACTTCTATCAATATGATAATGTAGGTTGTCACCAATAGCAGCATTTAAATCCAAAAATACTGAAAATACCGAAGCGTCGTTAAAATTATCTATTAAATCAGGATAATATTGTCTTGTAAAATTTATAAGGTCCCGTCTTAATCCTTCAAAATCTCTTTCGGTATAAGATATTTTTTTATTTGCCATCTATATTAAATATTAATTATAATGAAATCTCTACTTTCAAAAGTATTACTTTTAATAGTATAATCTATTGTTACTTTAGCTGTATAGTCCTCTACTCCCTCACCAGGCGTTCTAAATATGTCAAACATTTCATATCTTGTGTCCATATCTTCTTCATTTAATTCACCTACAGGACTTCTATCATCTTTAGTGTATGGCTCTATTTTTATTTCATTTAATAATAAATTAGGTATGTATTTGTCCACTGCGTCTCTAATGTCTGATTTAATTGCATCAAACGTTGGTCCGTCCATTGGTTCAAATATGAATTCGTATATTCTTGTTCCGAAATCGGGTAAGTAGTATCTACTACCCTTTCTAGTGAGTATTAAGTGTAGTAGGTCTGTTCTTATTTCTTGAGCAACGGTTTCAGTAAGAGAAAGATATTTACCTTGTTTACTTTCTCTAAATGGAAACTTTATACCGTATGTTTTTTCAAGTGCCATACAGATAAATA